CAGTTCAAAAATATGCTGTTACTAAAGCTGAAACAAGAAAAGATGCTATTGCGTTTGTATCGCCAAGTTCAAGTGTAGGTACTAACAATCCAACAGCTAAGAAAGTAGTAAATTACTTCTCAAGCTTTAATAGTACATCTTATGCAGTCTTTGATAGTGGTTGGAAACGTCAGTACGATAAGTACAATGATGAATTCTTCGATATGCCACTGAATCCAGATATTGCTGGTGTTACTGCAAGAGCAGAATTCTTGAATGATGCATGGTTCTCTCCAGCTGGTCTGAATAGAGGCTTTATTCAAAATGTTGTAAAACTTTACTTTAATCCTGATCAAGCTGGTCGCGATGAGCTTTACAAAAATAGAGTTAATCCAGTAATCACACAGCGTGGTGTTGGAACAATTCTCTTTGGTGATAAAACTGCACTAAGTAGACCATCATCCTTTGATAGAATTAATGTTCGTAGATTGTTCATTGTTCTTGAAAAAGCAATTGCAACTGCAGCTAAATTCCAGTTGTTCGAATTCAACGATGATTTCACAAGAGCTAACTTTGTCGCTGCAGTAGAGCCTTTCCTTGGAGATGTAAAATCTCGTAGAGGTATGACGGACTTTAAAGTAGTTTGTGACACATCAAATAACACACCAGCTGTGATTGATGGTAACCGATTTGTAGCTGATATCTACATCAAACCAAGTCGTTCTATTAACTTCATCACACTAAACTTTACATCAGTAAGAACTGGTGTTAGCTTCGACGAAGTTGCAGGACAATAGGAGAATATTAAATGTCACAACGTATTGACGATTTTAAAGCAGCCCTTGTAGGCGGTGGTGCTAGAGCTAATTACTTTAGAGTTATTCCACAGTTTCCAGGTGGTGTAACAAACACAGACGATACTGGTCTTGGACTAGAGCAGCTTGGAGCATTTATGATTCAAACTGCTGGTCTTCCAGCTTCAACACTTAGTGAAATTGCGGTACCTTACAAAGGCCGTGAACTTTATGTAGCTGGTGATAGAACATTCGATGTATGGAATATTACCGTACTGAATGATAATAACTTTGCTCTTAGAAATGCTTTTGAGAGCTGGATGAATAACATTAATTCACATGTCGGTAACGTATCAGAAAATGGTATCGATGCTGGTGATATTAATACATACATCCAAGATTGGACTGTGGAACAACTTAATAAAGCCGGAGATGTTGTTAAATCATACACCTTCCGTGGTTGTTTCCCAACTGGCGTAGACGAGATCGCTTTGGACTTTGGTTCTACGGATACCATTGAAACCTTTGGTGCAACTATCAGATATCAGTATTGGACATCTAATACTACTGATAACGTAGGCTAAAAATAGCTTGCGGCACAGCGAATAAATATCTTATATATTATATTATGAAAAATGAAGGTGAAAAATGGCAGAAGCAAAAGAAGAGCTTTTCGGTTTTGAACTAGTTTCCGGCGATAAAAAACGTGACTTACGTTCTCCAGTTCCTATTTCTATCGATGATGGTACGGAACTTCCAGTTGGCGGTAGAATTGGTTACACGTACGAAGGTTATGAAAAGGCGAGAACTGAGCATCAGTTAATTGCTCAATATCGCGAAATTAGTTTCTATCCTGAAGCAGACGCAGCAATTGATGATATCGTTAACGAAGCATTCGTTGTCGAACATCATCGTGCACCTGTATCTCTAAGATTAGATTATCTAAATGTAGATGATCGCATTAAAGAATCTCTTCGTAAAGAATTCCAAAACGTTCTAGGTCTCCTAAAATTCCAAAAGAAATCTTATGATACATTCCGTAACTGGTATGTAGATGGTCGTTTGTTCTATCAACTTATTGTAGATGGAAATGCTCCTAACGATGGCATTCAAGAGATTCGTCCAATCGATGCTCTTAAAATTCGTAGAGTTGTAAAACCAGTTTATGACAAAGATCAAAGAACTGGTGCTTCTATTCTCCAAGATGTAGATGAACACTTTGAGTTTTCACCTGATGGCGATATGAATGCTGCTGTAAAACTTTCTAAAGACTCAGTCGCATTCTGTGCTTCTGGTCTTGTTGATAGAAACAAAGGTATGATCATTGGTCATCTAGATAAAGCAATTAAACCATTCAACAATTTGCGTTCTATGGAAGATGCTTTGATCGTTTATCGTATTGCTAGAGCTCCTGAACGTAGAATCTTTTATGTTGATGTAGGTCAACTGCCTAAGATTAAAGCTGAACAGTATCTTCGTGATATGCAAAATCGTTTTAGAAATAAAATTGATTATGATCCAACATCAGGTAATATTAGAGATAGCCGTAGATTTATGTCTATCTTAGAAGACTTTTGGTTGCCTCGTAGAGAAGGTTCTAAAGGCACTGAAATCGATACACTTCCTGGTGGTCAAAATCTTGGCGAACTTGATGATGTACAATACTTCAAAAACAAATTGTATGAATCATTGAACGTTCCGCAAACACGTATTAATGGTGGCGATGCTAGTTTTCAGATTGGTAGAGCTACAGATATTACAAGAGACGAACTGAAGTTTGGTAAGTTTGTTCAAAGACTTAAGAAACAATTTAGTGAAATCTTTAATGAAATTATGAGAGTACAATGTTCTCTTAAAGGAATCTGTACTGCAAATGAATACGACGAAATGCGTCAGTACATTACTTATGATTTTGTAGAAGACACGCACTTCCAAGAACTAAAAGAACTCGAGTTGCTCCAAGACAGAATGAATATGCTTCAAACTGTAACTGATTATGTAGGCAAATACTACTCTCTCGAATGGGTACGTAAAACAGTACTTGGACAATCAGAAGAAGATATTGCCCGTATGGATTCTCAAATTATGGATGAGATTGCAAAAGGTCAAATCAATACAGAGGAAGATCAAAATGATCTCTTTGGTGGCTAATGCCTTTACCTCATAGTAAACAAACTCTTGCAGATTACATGCTTCGTCAGCTAGGTGCTCCTGTTGTTAATGTCGAAATTTCCGATGTTCAATTAGAAGATGCCATTGATGATGCAGTTCAAATGTTTCAAGAATATCACTATGATGGCGCTGAAAGATCTTACAGAGTTTTGAAAATCGACACTAAGTTGCTTGCTGAAAATCAAAGAAGACATCAAGATATTACAGCAAGAGTGTGGAACTCTGATTCAGAATATCGTGTTGGTGCTAGAGTGCTACACAAATTTGATAATCAAAAAGGTCAAGTAGTTTATATCAAGACTGATAGTGACTACGCTTCTGATTCAGATGGCAACTTCGCTGCAAATTACACTGAAGAGCAACTCTATCTTAGAGATTCTTATGCTCTAGTAGATGGTGGTCAAGTTGGTATTAGAATCCCTGAAAATATTTTGTCTGTCACTAAAGTACACAAAGTTGATAACTTTGCTAACAGTGGCATGTACAATTTCGAATACCAATATTTCTTAAACAACTTTGATGCATTCTACGGTAATGCAGCAGGTTATGGTCTTACAGGTTATTACATTCAAAAGCAGTTTGTAGAACAAATTGACTTTTTGCTAAACACATCACCAGCAATTAGATTCAGTAAAGCTAAGAATAGACTTTATATGGATGTTGATTGGAATAGACCAAAGAAAAATACATACTTCTTGATTGAGTGTTATGAAGTAACAGATCCAGATATTTATGGCGATGTTTATAAAAACATTTGGATTAAGAAATATGCATCAGCTTTGGCTAAGAAACAAGTTGGTACTAACTTAAAGAAATACGAAAATACGGAACTTCCTGGTGGAGTACAATTGAATGGTCAAGCAATGTACGACGAAGCCACGGATGAATTAAAAGAATTGGAAGAAGAGGTCAAAGATGGTTTACAACTTGGTCTTGATTCAATTCTTGTAGGCTAAAAGGTTATAAATAGAGTATGGAAAATAACATAGTAAATTTGCTCGATAATCGAGATGAATTTGCGTCAGCAGTTAAAGCTCAGCTAGATGCTAAAGCTTTTTCTGCTGTAGACGCGTTAAAAAAAGAACTTTCAGCAGACTTTTTAAAGGATTTGGAACAAAATGAACCTCAACGAGTGGAAAAAGACTAAATTAGATTTCCATCGCGAAGAAGCTAAAAAAGCTCTTCGTGAGGATTTACCTGTTTCTGATTTCCTGTCTGAAGAAGAAATTGCAGAAATCAAAAGTGAATTAGAGATTGAAAACTATCAAGAGACTGTATACTTTGAAGAGTCTATTGATCTTAGCGAATACTTTGAAACAGATCTTAACGACGAAGATTGCGAATGTCCTGAAGATGAAGAAGACTGCAGTTGCCCAGAAGTATTTTATGACTTCATTCCAGACGAATATGGCGAAATGATGGATCTCGAATTTGAGTTGTATGATAACTCGTTCGAAGATGATGGAATTATACAATTCCTGAAAATCAAAGATGCTATTTTTGCTGATGATTTTGAAGTAGTCAAAGATGTTGAAATGGAAGAGAGCTTTAATGAAGATCCTCTAGAACATGGCATGGCTGCTGTTGGTGAAGCTGGTAGAGCTAAAATTATTTTCCGCAGATCTAAAGGTACTATTGTAAAGCGTAAGCGCTGTCCTAGAGGTACTCGAATTGCTGGCACACGTTGCGTTCCACAAACTGCAAGTATGAAAGCTGGTAATCGCCGTAAAGGTATCAAGCTAAAAAGAGCTATGAAACGTATCGGTGCTGGTGCTAAGAAAAGAGCATCAATTAGAAGAAAAATCACAAAGAAGCGCGTCACTGGTAGATCGCGTAATTATTCAGGAACATAGGATAAAGATAAATGGCTAATACAATTACAGCTAAAACATTGGGTAAGTCTGGTTCGTCTAGAAGAAATGGTGGACGAGTTGTAGTATATGTTGATACTGCTGGAACTCTAGATAGTGATGATTTTACATTCACATACCAAGTGAGAAATCTATATCCAGATGGTAGAGGAACTGCTGCAGACTCTGAATTTGTAAATGTAGTTCACAACTTTAAACCAACACTAATTGAATCAATTATTAATATGGGTGAGAATCCTATCACTATCGATGGTAAAGTATTTGAAACCGGTAGATGGGAACTAAGTCAACATGGTGGTTTACCAGTTGCTAATGCTAAAGGTAATATTGTTATTACTGGCACAGCTCCAAGTTGCTTGATTGAATTGAGAAGCTAATGAAACTTATTTCAGAAGAAATCACTTTTAGTGATGTATCTATTATTAAAGAAGCCAAAGGCGATTCTAATAGAATGTACATCAAAGGCCCATTCTTACAAGCTGAAAAGCAGAATAGAAATGGTAGAGTTTATCCATCCTATGTGATGGACAAAGCTGTTGAACAGTATAAAAAAGACTATGTTGCTGAACGTCGTGCGTTGGGTGAATTGAATCATCCACCAGAACCAGTTGTTAATCCTGAGAGAGCTGCCATTATGACAGAAGATCTCACAAAAGCTGGTATCTATTACGAAGGTAGAGCAAAAGTTCTTAGCACTCCAATGGGTAAGATTGTTGAAGATCTACTCAATGATGGTGTTAAGATTGGAGTTTCATCTAGAGGTCTTGGTTCGCTTAAAATGAATCGCTCTGGTGTGAATGAGGTACAAGAAGATTTTGTACTTACGACGGCAGCTGATGTCGTATTTGACCCATCAGCACAGGCTGCTTTTGTAGAAGGTATCTATGAAGAAGCTGAATGGATTTATGAATCGGGCGCTTTTGTTCGGGTCGAACTAGAAAAAGCTCGTAATGAGTTAATTGAAGCTAACATGAGGCAGCTTCAAGACAAAAAATTAGAAATTTTTGAGCGTTTTTTGAAAACGCTTTCAATATAAATAATCTGAACAGGAGTTGACAACCATGTCTAAAGAAAGTCTTATTGATGTCATTGAAGAGCTTTTAGAAGCCGATATGACGAAAAAAGATCAAGTTAAAAATCCCCAAGAGTCTGACGACGATGAGGAAGTTGAAGAACAACTTGATGTAGAAACCGGAACTGCTAATGCAGAAGATGGTGATAACAAAGCCGATAAAGTCCATGATGATGACACCATCGAGCCAGAAGCTGATCAAGATTCCAGCGAAGTCGAAGCAGATAAACCTGTTAAAGAAGAAGCAGAAAAAGATGAAGACGACGAAGAAGTCGCTGAAGCTGCTGAGTCTGACGACGATGTTGAAGAAGAGAAGGATGACGAAGAAGTCTCCGAAGCAGCCGATGACGAATCTGATGAAGATGATAAGGTCGAAGAAATGAGCAAAGCTCAAGAAAAACTTCCTGATGGTTTGAAAAAAGCTATTAAAGATAAAGAAGTTGATGAAGCCAAATCTGATGAAGATGACATGGAAGAAAAATGCGACGATGATGATAAAGCTTACGAAGAAGTTGACCCAACTGCTGTAAGTGATCAAGTCCAAGAAATTGCTGATAAACTCGAAGATGCATTAACTGTTACTGAACAAGGTCAAGATACCTCTGTTGAGAAAGATGCAAACGATGAGCAACTTCCTGATGCTGATAAAGAAACCTTGGATGCAGAACCCAAAACTGGTGATGATTCCAAAGAGGTAGCTGGTGAAGCTGTTGTTTCTGAATCTGATGATGAAGACGATGATGAGGACAAAGTTGAAGAAGCTATTGTCGCTGAAGAGTCTGATGACGAAGATGAAGACAAAGTCGAAGAAGCCAAGTCTGACGAAGATGATGAAGATAAGGTTGAAGAAGCCAAATCTGATGATGACGAAGAAGACAAAGTTGAAGAAGAACTTAAAGGCGGTCAAAAAGAGCTTGATAAAGATAATGATGGCGATATTGATGCCGAAGACCTTGCTAA